ATGATCGCTCTTAGTGTCCGCTGCATGACGGTGCGGATTACGGGCGAGCTGCCCGCGGCTGAGGTCGAACGCACGCTGTACGCCGTCCACTTCTGGGCCCGCGACACCCGCAACCACCGGTATCGCCGAGACCAGCTGGCCGACCCGATTCGCGATCTCCTCGAACCGCAGTGCTCGCAGGCTCGGTTCACGATCCCGGCCCGGTACGCGTTCCGCGACGAGCTGTCGCAGGAACTGGGCGAGGACCGCGATACCTCGAGGGATTGCCGGTCCTGCTTCTCCGCCCGGCGGCGCTGATGGGCACCTGGCAGACCGACGACGGCGAGGTCTACGACGATGACGGCGTGCTCATCGAGGTCGACGGCGAGGACCCGGAATGAGCCGGCGGGCGGCCACCGGCCGTGTGGGGTTCCGGTGGCAGCAGCTGTACGAGGTCCACCGGTGGTCGTCGACCAGGATCGCCGAGGCATACGGGGTCAACTCGAGCACCGTCCGGCGGACGCTGGCCCGGCGGGGAGTAACCCTTCGGCCGTCAGGGTCCTGCCCGCACCGAGGGGAGGACTGATGGGCCGAGGCTGGCTGACCGTGGACGACGATGACGTGGTCGTTATCCTGGACGACGAAGGGGAGCCCGAATGATCCCCCGGCCCCCGAGCTTGCCCCTCGCTTGCCCGGCGGCCGGGTCCCACGCGGTGGCAAAACCTCGAGCTTTTATTAGGGCGGCCTAACTTCAACTCGAGACATTGCCGTGCCCAGAGACGACAAAAGAGCCCCACCGCCTGCGTGATGCAGGGGCGGGGCTCTCGTCATGCTCAGCGTTTGCCGCGTGGCTTCGGCAGGGGCGGGACAGGTTCGGTTGGAGCGTCGGCGGCAGGCTCCGATTCCGCAGGGTCCGCGCTTGGCTCGTAGGGCGGCCGCTCGCCGCGCCAGCCGGCGTACTCCGGCGCGGCCGGGTTGAACCCGGGGCTGACAGGCAGGTACTCCACTTCGGACATCACGCACCGCCCGTCAGCTGGTCCAGCTCGACCTGCTTCGCGACCAAGTCCTTGGACATCAGCTCGACCTGCCCGCGCAGCTGCTGGACCTCGCCCTGCGCTACCTGCAACTGCTCGTTCAGCCGCTCACAGCGCGCCTCGGCCGCCTGCAACTGCTTCGTCAGCGGCTCGACGAGCCGGAGCGCGACGCCGGTCAGCTTGTCGGCTGCGTTGGCGTCGGTCAGCTCGGTCTCGGCCGTGATCTTCTTGGCCTGCTTCCGCGCCCGCACGAGGTCGAGCAGCACGCCCACACCGCCTGCCCCGAGGAAGGCCACCAGCACCGGAATCCAGTTGTTCACTGCTCCCCCTCGGGTCTCTCGACGGCGGTCAGGTGCCGCACGGTCGCCAGCTCTCTCGCCTCCCGGCCGATCTGCCAGGCACGCCACACGGACATCAGGGCTATGGCGAGCATGTAGCCGCCGAACTGCCCGCCCCGGACGCCGGAATTCGCCAGCACGGCCAGCCCGGCGGCCGTGCTCCAGCAGGCCATCGACACGAGTCCGGCTCTCTCGACGAGCAGCCCCACCACGTCGACGAGCCACACGCCCACCAGGGCGACGCAGGCCGCCAGTGCCATCCCGCCGTACATCAGCCGCCCCAGCAGCGGGCCCAGCTCGCGGGCGCTGCTGGTGGCCATCGCCTCGAAGAACAGCGCCGACGCCGCGGACAACAGGAACAACGCGAGCAACACACCCACCTGGAACGGTGAGCGCGAGCGGCGCAGCGTGATCGTCATGTCGTCGGCACCCCATCGAGGAACATGGACGCGGCGTCTGCGGCCGGGATTGTCCACCAGCGGCTGAAGCAGCGAAGCAGGTAGTCACCGGGGTATGCGATACACGACCAGTAGTCGAATCCAATCGCGTACATGAACAGGCTGTAGCCCCCCTCCTCGTCGGCGATGCTCGTGTGCGGCGTGCTCGCGATCGCCTGCACGTCTGCGAGGTTGTTCGTCACGCCGTCGTTCTGCCACTGGATCACGTCGCCGTAGAGCGCGACTCGCTCCTTCGCCATGCTTTCCCCTTACGGTGTCGCAATTCCTGCGAAGTACGCCTGCGCAGCGGTGTATGAGGTGCCAGCCATCGTCAGCGGGGTGATCGCAACCGAGTTGCTGCTGCCGCTGTTCGCCGATACCCACGAATAGATGTCGACGGCGAAGCGGTTTCCGATGCTGGTTTGCGGCACCTGAACCGAGTACGGCCCCACCGTCACCAACGCATCACCACCGCCTACCGGGTCGGCGAGTGTCACGGTGGGAGAGGTCCACGTCCAGCCGGTGACGCTGTCGACGATCTGCACGTACGTCGAGCCGGTGGGCGCCGTCGTGTTCCCGGACGACACTCGGAATCGCCACTGCGCCAGGAAACAGCTGTTGTTCTGCTGCACCTGCCCGGTCCACGTGGAAGTAGCCGAGGCCGCCGAGTTGAACACCAACCCCGGCGTGCTCGGGTACATCGGGACTTGGGTCTCCGGCTGCGCCAACCCATACCCGGCGTCCACATCGGACCCGAGCACGAGATGTTCCGCGCCGTCGTAGATCAGCACGGCCGCGCCGTTGAGCCCGTTAGGCCGCGGCACGATCGCCACGTCCACGATGTTGCCGAGCGCGGGATCGTCGTGCGACACCATGAACGGGTACTTGGACTGCCGCGTGAGTGCGTCCTTCTGCTGCTTCAGCTCCGTGAGCTGGTTCACCAGGAAGTCGCTCGACCGTGGCCGTTCGGGTCGAGGGTTCGCCACCATCGGCGTGTCTCCTATCCGCCGCGGACGGCTTGCAGCTGGTGGTCCACCCGATCCCGCGGTGTCGAACCGGTCCGGGACACGCCGAGCAGCCGCCACGCGTAGACGCCATCGGCGAGCCAGTGGTGGTTGTCGACCGAGTAGTTGACGAAGTGGCCGGGCACGTAGGTGTCCAGACGCGGATCAGCATCGGCAAGGACAGTTGCCTGCCACTGCTCGACCTGCCCGGCCGACAGAGACACGTCCGCCGTCGCCCATCCGTCCAGAGTGGACTGCACGGACGCGTCGGTGTGGCCAGTGTCGACCAGGTCCGTCAGCGGCCAACCCGCGCTGATCAGGTTGGTGGCGACGGCGGAGCCGTAGAGCTGGCCGGCCTCGTTCCCGGTGCCCTTCACGAACGCCCGGACCGCGCCCGGCGACGTGCCGCCCGCGATCGTCAGGCTCGTCAGGCTCGAGCGGTAGTCGAACCGCAGCGGGACGCCCGGCTGCGTCAGCCACGGACTGCCGACCAACATGCGGTGTCGGATGAACCGCGCGCCGCCGCTGACCGTGAGGTACGGCTGGAACAGCACGTCCGGCCCGCCGTCGACCTGCGTCAGCTCGCGCAGCCGGGCACCGCCCATCGCCAGGTCGAAACCGTGATAGGTGCGGGTGTCCGCTCCGCCCGCCGAGATCGCAGGCAGGTCGATCGGCAGGTTCGACCCGGCGATGAACGACATGTTGATCTGATGGTTGACGATCTCGCGCGCGATGTAGGGCAGGGTGCCCGTCAGCGTGATGTCCGCGGCCGGGTCGTTGAGCCGCTGTGCCGGCAGCAGCGCCGCGTTGTGCAGCACCCGCCGGCTCAGGATGTCCCAAATCCCCTTACCGGACACCGTGAACACGGTCGTGCTGTCGTCCGGCGCGTAGGGGGTGATCGGCCCGGCCTGACACACGAAGTCCCCGCGCAGCACCGCCACGGAGAACCGGTCCGGCACGCACCACTCGCGCACCTTCACCGTGCGCGGGCCGCCGTCGATCGGAACGGAGATCTTCCACCCGCCGGCATCGTTGACCAGGCTCGACCACTCCGGCTCGGCAGCAAGGTCCAAGTCGTAGAGCACCTTGCCCGTCGTCGTGTGGTAGACCAGCGCGGCGTACTCGCGCTCTGCCGGGGTGGTCATCGCCGGTCAGCTCTCTTCGTTCACGACGTAGTCGACGTCGCGCGCGGCAACTTCCTGAATCCACACGTTTTCGCTCGGGTCCTCATCGCCGCCGCCGAGCCCGCCCATGCCGCTGGAGGCACACATGACGTACTGACCGACGGTCGCACTGCCGGCGCCTGACGTCCCCTGAAGCCATTCGATCCCGCCCGACGTGACGGTGATCGGGATGCTCGTGTAGTTCGCCAGCTCGGCCACGACGTCCGCGAGGTTGTCCGGCTCCAGCTTGATCGAAACCTGCGTCTGCGGCCGGGAGATGAAGTAACGCACGTCCACGGGCATTTTGAATCCTTTCGTTACGGGCCAAGCCATTTCATGGCGATCCGGTTGGCGTCGAGCGCAACGTTTGTCGCGAGGCTGCCGCCGGAGTTCTGCCACAGCCACAGCGCGAACGTGTCGCCCACGGCAAACCGACGTTTGCCGGAGAAACCGAGCTGCAACGCGGGGGCCGCCCCTTGCGCGGACTGGAACGGGTCATAGTTGTTCATGCCGCCGAAGCGGTTCGTAGTCGCCGAGGTGGTTGCCAAGACGGCTGCTCGCTCGAAAATCGCGTTGCCGCCGACAGTTGACCATCGCACCGTGCCCGAGGGTTCCCAGACTCCGGCACGGTTGACCGTAAAGATGCCCCCCGAGTAGGAGATGTCCGGCGAGGACGCCACCGTCGTATCGAAGGTCATCCGAGCGTTCGTGCTCGACGCGACCGTCTGCGCCGAGGTCTGCGAGTACTCGGCGTACCCGAGGCTCGCGCCGACCAAGTCGACCGGAACCCACGCGCTACCGCTCCACGTGTAGACCACACCGCCGGTGATGATCTGCTCGCCGGGCAGGAAACCCGGGTCCGACAGCGAGTCGCCCGGCAGCAACGCGCGGATCGCGCCGAGCACGCCAGCGGAGCGCCGGATGTCGGTCAGGGTGATGACGCCGCCGGTCGACACCTGCGCCCGCCCAAGCGGGATGCCGACACCGCCGCCCGACGCCGCGGCCGGCCAACTGGTGATGGTGCCGGTGGCGTCCCACGTGACCGGGTCCACCGGGACCGCGCCCGGCGTGCCAGTGATGATCTCGATCTGACACGGCCCGGTCGCGCCGCCAGTGTCACCGATGGCCGCGTCGTAGTTGCGCAACACCACGATGTCCCGGCGCGGGTTGGACGCGGGCGCCGCGTCGCAGGTGACGTTGACCGCGGACGGCAGCAGCCACCCGAGGTACGGCCCCTGGCCGGAGCGGTTCACCACCGCGGACATCGGCTGCACCGTCATCGTCAGTCCGGACGAGACGGTCACCCGGCCGTCGTAGATGTTCGTCCCATCGCCCGCGGTCGGGATGACCCCTGCCCGGCTCGCGGACAGCGGCGCCGTCGCCGACGCGCCGAGCATGACCGCCTGCACCAGGGCACGGCCCTGGCGGGCGTTGTTGCGCTGCTGCGCCGACCACACGCCGGTCGCGGTTGCGTTCGTAGGCATCAGGAAAGCCCCCTTCTCACAGGTTGGCCGCTTGCCACGCGGCGATACAGGTCCCGGTCCCGATGCCGGTCAGCTGAAGGTTCAAGGTCTGGCCGGGCCCGATCTCCGGCCACTGCGCGAGGCCCAGCGCGCCGGAGCGGTCGACGCCGTCGAGCGTCACCGACCGCGTGAACGGCGAGCAGTCGACGCGCAACGTCTGGCCGGCGACGATGTCGCCCAGGTACGACCACACCCGGCTCGTGGCCGGGTCGGTGAGCACCGGGTTGGTCAGCGTCGCCGGGCTGGTGAACGTCAGCAGCGGCCACGTCGGCGCGCTGCCGGAGTTCGTCATCGTCAACACGTTCACGCCGCTGCCCGAGGTGCCCCAGTCGAGGCCACCGGGCGAGCCGCTGACCCAATCGAGGCCGCCGGGCGACCCGGCAGACCAGTTCAGGCCATCGGTGGACGCACCGCCGGGCAGCGCCGCCGAGTACATCACCTGCGCCGAGAGGAACCGCGGGTCCGCGGCGTACAGCGGAAGCTGCCAGTCGAAACCGCCGCCGTCCTGCCACACGTCGCAGCGCGGGATCTCGGAGTCCAGCTCGACCGTCAGCTGACGCGGTGAGATACCATCGTCCACAGTGAGCACCGACGTGCCACCGCCCGCGAACAGCGCCATCAGCCGATCGCGGGCGGCCACCCGGGCTGTGCGGTCGCCGCCGGCGTCGCACCAGCCTTGCAGCACACCGGATTTAGCCGTCAGGTACGACCGCGAGCGGTACGCGCCCGGACCGAACGGCCGCTCCAGCGTGTGCGTCTTGCGACCCACGCCATCCGCGACGAACGAGGCGCCGCCGGGCGCGATCACCCAGCGGCACCCCTGATCATCGTCCACATTGGCCGACCACGAACCGATCGTGTAGACCGGCAAGATCACCTGCGTCGGCATCTCACACCCCCCGCATTGCCCAGCCGAGTTCACCGGACACCACGGAAGCGACCCGCTGGGGGTCTGCTTCCGTGGTGTTGATGGTGATGTGATTGGTGATCGTCGCGCCGGACGCCGTCGTGGTGCGCGGTGCCGTCTGCACCGATGCGGATGGCGCATCGGTGTTCGGTGTCTGGCCGCGGTTCATCGCGAGCAGATCCGGCAGATACTTCGCCGTCGCCATCGCGTTCATGACGAACTCGCCGTTGGACAGCCACGCCGGGATCAAGTCCTGACGAGGACCACCAGGTCCGGACAACAGCCCGCCGCCGATCGGCGCGAACGCACCGTCGGCGTACCGCTGTGCGCCCTGGTGCGTGATCAGACCACCGGTGGCCGAGTGCGGTCCGTACAGGTACACGTCGGGTGCATTGGCACCTGTACGTGTTGCCGCAGTGCCGACCTGCTTGTAGATCGTGACGATCTCGACCTGCGACTTTTTCGTGGTCGGAATGGCGTTGATCGCGTCACGAATCCGCTGCATGTCCGTAATCACCTTGGCTGCGTTCGAGGTGATTACGATGTCCTTGCCGTTCGGCAGCTGATACACCGCCTGCCCGGCATTGTTGACGCCCGTCTTCAGACCGGCGGCCTGCGCTTCGGTGAGCGACATCTTGCCGATCGTCGCCTGTAGCGACTGCGGCAACGGACCGTTGAACGCGTTAGCCAGGTTGACCGTTTCCTGGTTCAACGCCAGGGTCGCGGCTGCCTGCTTGCCGTTCTCCGTGGTAGCAGTGGACGAGGCGTAGGCTGCCTTGTAGGCGGCCTGCTCCTGCGCGGACATCGCCTGTTCCAGGCCCAGCTCGGCGCGAGCCTTGTCGTCCGCGGATGCCTTCCCGTTCTGCTGCGTCTTGGTGTAATCGTCCATAGCCTGCTTGGTATTCAGCACCGCACCGCGGTATCCGAGCTCGGCGTTCTGCTGGTCGTAAATGGCTGCCGTGTGCTCGGCCGTAGCGTCACGCGCTCGGACCTGCGCTTGCGTCAGGCCGGTCAGCGCGGACTCGGACTTCTCGTATGCCTGCCGCGCCTGCTCCTGCCCCTTGATCTGTTCGCCGACCGCGCCCAGTGCGTTAAGCGACGCCACCGCCGCATCCTTCGAACCCCCCACCATGGTGTCGATGAAGTCCGAAGCGTGACCGCTTAGCTGTTCGTAGGACTTGCCCGTGGACAAGGCTTCGGTAGCAAGATCCTTGTACTCGTTCGCCGCATCACCGGTAACGCCAACCTGTCCGACCAGCCCGGCGATGACCGCGCGGCCGGAGTAGTTCAGCCGGTCGTAGGCGTCGCTGTTGCCCTCGATGGCCAGCTTGGCGTCGCCAAGGGAACTTCCCATCGCGGCCAGGTTGCTGCTGGCGTTCTTGTCCGCCAAGGCTTTCAGGTTGACCCGCTGGACGTTCTCACCCAGCGCGCCGTTGTCGGCGCGGATGGCGTCGGTGAGCTGCCGGACGTTGTCGGCGTGCTGTGACGCGTACCGCGCGGCCTTTTCCTGCTCGTCGCCGAGGATCGACAGCCCGATGCCGAGCGCGCCCACGGCCAGAGTCGCGGGGTTGAGGAATCCGCTCATCAGCCCCGAGCCCACGGCCTTGAACTTGTTGGTGGTGCCTTCAGCCTCCTTGACGCTCTTGCCAAAGCCGTCGAACCCCGCCGTGGCGTCGAGCCCGAACTTGTTCGCCAGCATCGCCGTCGCGGTGATCGAACCACCAAGCTGCGTCAGCGACGGCGGCAGCAGCGACAAGCCCTGTGCCAGCAGGCTGATCACAGACACCATGCCAGATGCCGAGCTGGACGCGCCTTGCAGGAAACCGATCACGCCCGACCCGGACGCGGTCATCGCGGTCAGAGCGCCGGTGGCCTGGTCCACAATCACGTGCAGCGAGGACAGCGGCCCGGCCGAGCCGTTCGCCAAGTTCGCGAACAGAGTGCCGAGCCGTCCCTCCAGCAGCTGCACCGTGCCGCCCAGGATCGTGAAGCCCTGCTGCGCGCCCTCGCTGCCTTGCGAGGCGTTGTCGAAAAAGCTGCCCAGCCCCTTGCCCGCCGAGTCGGCGAACGAGCGGAACCCCTCGAACACGGGGCCCGCACGACGCACCGAAGCGAGCATGCCCGGCATCGCGCCTTCGGCGAAGTCGGTCGCAGCCCCGGTCATGGTGCGGATCAACGGCGCAGCCGCGCCTACCGCAGCCGCCACCTGCGGCTCCAGCCGATCCCACGCGTGCCCGGCGTCGCCGAGCGCGGCCACCAGCTCGCCCTGGACCGGCTCGGCCATTGCTCGAACATCCGTCTGCACACGGTCGGACAGGCTGCCGACGGCTTCCGCCACGTCCTTGGTGTTCGCCGCGGCGTAGATGCCGAGCGCCGCAAACGCACCGCCGGCAATCGCGAGCGCACCCACAACCCCGACCGCACCAATCGCCGCCGCGGCCGGGAGCCCGACCGACAGGCCTGTGAACTTCAGCGCGTCGAACTGCGCGTTGGCGCGCGCCGCCATCCGAGAAACCTCGTCCTCGGCCGGGCGCGTCTTGGCGTGCACCTCCAGCTGCACCGTGCGGCGGCGAGTCACCAGCGCGGCCAGCTCAGCCTCGGCCTTGCGGATGTCGGCATCCACCTCGACCGAGGTGCCGCGCTTCTTGTTCAGCTCCTCCAGCTTCGTGCGAAGCTTGGCGATGTTCGCGTCCAGGTCGATGACGGCGGAACGCCGCTTGGCGACGAACTCATCAGCCTTCGCCTGCGCCAGCTTGTCGTCGAGGTCGGCGCTGATCTGGACGGGCTTGCCCGACGACACCTTTTTCTTGACGATCTCGGTGTTCTTCGGGTCGTTCAGCGCGGTGTCCCACGTGATTGCGGACTCGCCCTCAAGGCGCGCCCGGATGCGCTTCTCGTCGCCAGACGTGTTGTCCCGCAACTTGATCTCGACGTACGCACCCGCGAGCTTGAACTCATCCGCCATCGGAACCCCCTCACCCGACGTCGAAGACGCCGGCCTGATTCACGCCCATCGGGCCGTAGCCGGAGTCACGGGACTGATTGAGTGCGGCCAGCTGGCCGCGGCTGTGTGCGGTCACCGACTCCTGTGTCGGCGCAGTGGCCCGCGCGGCCGCTGAACGGGCCGCTGACGGCTGTTCAGCCTCACGGCGCATCGCGTGCCGCACCGCGCCGTCGTAGTGCGGGAGACGCACCATCCGGGGCAGGAACACCGCGGACGGCCGCGCGTCGAGATCGTCCACGCGGTGGAACACCGACATGTCCGACAGCACGTCGTCCAGGTGCTCGAAGAACCACCCGACCGCCGACAGCCGTTCCGCCATCGCCTCGATCAAGCTTTTGGGGCGCCCAGCCCCTCAGGCAGAATCCGGTCCACCAGCGCCTTGAGCACTGTGTGCAGCTTCTCGTCCGACGGCTCAGAGTCGATCAGCGCCATGTACGCCTCGTCCGTCAGCAGCTTCCGCGCCGCGAAGTTCAGCACCGCGGTTTCGCCATCGGTGACCGCGAGCGCGTACGCCTTCATCGACCACGAGACGGGCACGTTGCGCGGGATCGTGTAGGTGGTCTCGCCAACCGAGAACAGCGGCTCACGATCAGCCACGAGAGCCGCCACGGCCGAGCGGTCCTCGTCGGTGCCGAGCACCAGGCCCAGTGCGGGCGCCGGCTTCGCGGCCGGGCGCTTGCGGGCGGTGGAAGTCTTGCGGGGTGCAGCCATGACGGGTCCTCCTGACAGGACAAGGGAAAGGGGGCAGCCCCGCGGCACGGAGGTCAGGCTCACGTGCCGCGGGGCTGCGTCGGGGGTGGATCAGGCGGCGACTTCGTCGATCACCCGGATGGGGCTCACCGACTCCGAGACGAAGAACGCCTGGAACTCGGCGGCCAACACCTGCTGATCGGCCTTCGCCCAGTTGAGCGAGGTGTTGCCGGACGGCAGCGCCTTGCGCAGGATCACCCGTCGCTTGAGCGACCGGGAACCGTCGACCACGTCCGGGCCGAGACCATCGACCAGCAGCGTCCGGTACGGAGCCCGGTTCGCGGTCTGGCCGGCGTTGAGGTCCGAAGTCGCGTAGCTCGCTCCGGTCGGGCCCGCCGTCATGTTCCAGCTGTAGGCCAGGTTCGGGCGGGTCAGCTCGGCGAAGTTCACCGTCGCCTTGATGTCGCGGTCGGTGAGCCGGGCGCCCGTCTTGTCCACGATCTGGTCGCCGGTGAGCGGCGTCCAGGTGGGTTCCACGCTCACGTTGGTGCCGCCGAGCGTGATGCCCGTGTCGTACCAGGCACTCGCGGCCGGCGTCAGGTTCACGTCGGTCAGCGCGGGCTCGTAGGCCAGAGTCGGGTCGAACGCGAACCGGTAGATGTACAGCCGGGCAGGCCCCATGACGAGGTTGCCGGGCTCCAGGCCGTTGGTGTCAGCCATGAAGGGCTCCACTGTGGACAGGGGACCGATGTCCCGAAGGTTGGTTGTCGGTTCCCCTCACGGGGTGCTCTTGGCAACAGGGACCCAATTCAGCACCAGGTCCAAGGTGTACCCGGCGTAGTCGCCGAAATCGCCGTACACCCGCCGCGGCTTGCCGACGACGTAAGCCGTCTTCACCACGGCGTTCTCGCTGCAACCGGCCAGCGGCAGGAACCACGGCGTGTAGCTGTAGGTCCCCGCTTGCACGGCCAGCGCGAGGTTGCGCGCCTTCTCCCACGGCGGCCGGTCGATGCCGGGCTGGTTAGCCCACCCCTGCACCGCCATCACCGGGGACTCCAGCCGGAACTCGGGCACCGTGCTCCCGCCGGCCCACGTCACCGTGACGAAGCCGTCCGCAGCCCAGCTCGGCGCGTCGCGCGGCAGCTGCTCGCCCACCATCTCGGCGGTGAAGCCGTCCAGCTGCGCGACCCACGCCCGTGCCACCACCTCATCCGAGGCGTAGACGAAGACCATCAGACACCCCGCTTCCGGTACAGCGCGGGGCGCAGGTACGGCTGGGGCGGCACCACGTCGCCGGTGAACACCGTCTCGCCGTTGGCATCGCGGTACGCGACCCGGTGGCCTTCCTCGACGTACAGCGCGTAGTTCAGCTCGGTGCCGATCCGCGCGGTGTCGCCGTTGATCTCGCTGTCCAGCGACTCACGCAGGTGCCCGGTGTCGACCGGGACCAGCCGCTTGGCGTCGTCGAGCACGTCACCGACGAGCTGGCCGAACAGCTCCCGCACGTCGGCCGCGATCTTCTCCCGCCAGCCGGGCTCTTCGCGGTACTCCGCCACGGCTCACCCCCCGTCGTCGCCGATGCGCTTCAGCTCCAGCTGCACATCCGGCGCCCGGCCGGCAGTGCGGGGGCGGGTGACGTTCTGCACCAGGTACAACACACCGTTCGTGTCGTCGCGAATCCGGTCGCCGGTGAGGACGTCCGTGGTGGACGGGACCGTGCCGGAGACGACGCGCACGACGCGCGGTGTCTGCGTGGCCGGGTCCCACGTCCGCGAGTTCCGTTCCTCGACGGCGAGCAGCACGCCGCTCGCGGACGGGGTGGTGTTGTCCGGCACCGGGTTCCCGTAGTCCGGGTCCGGTGCCGTGCCGCGGAAGATCGACGCCCGGCACGTCGCCAGCGCCCACATCAGATCGGCCGCCAGCTGTACCGGCCGCCGTCATCATCGCCGTACAGCTCGGCGAGCGACCCGTTGCCATCCTCGCTCGCGGCGCGGACGTGCAGCGACTGCGAGCCGAGCCACGACACCCGCCGCAGCGCCTGCGCCGCGTGCGGGGCCAACGTCAGCCAACTGTCCGTGCCCTGCGTCGACTGGCTTCCGCCGGTCGAGGTCACGTCCAGCCGCTCGAACTCGTCAGGCTGCCCGGCCTGCCACGCGGCCTGATACGCCACGGCCAGCTTGAGCCAGTACTGATCACGCGAGCCGATCCGCGCGGCGTCTTCCGGCAGACGGCCGCTCTCGATGTCGATCACGGCCTGTGCCCGCAGCACCGCGGCATCGTCCACTGTGGCCTTGGCGTACGTGAGCACGTCGCCCGCGGTAGCCCAGGTGGTCGGCATGGCGCCCTCCCTTCGGGTGGGGTGAGGCCGCGCGGCACGCCGGGGGATGACGTGCTGCGCCGCGCGGCCTCACGACTCAGGCGAGCGTCAGTTCTTGACCAGCATCGAGAACGCGTTGACCGCGCCCGGCGCGAACGCCTTGCGAGCGCGGAACAGGAGAACGTTCTCGTCGGTGCGGGCACCGATGCCGTTGGTGTCGATGAACTTCGTGGCCAGCGGGTCGCGGTCGCCGACCTGGAGCAGGCGCCGGTTCCCGAACACGATGAACGGGTTTCCGGTGGGAGCGTCCGAGCCGGCCGCACTGGTGCGAGCACCCAGCGACCACTGGAGGGTGTGGCCGAACAGGGACGGCGTGCCGCCCTGGCCGCCGCCGGCAGTGCCGTTGGACGACTCGTTGAAGATCGGCGCACCGGCGGTGTCCTTGATGCCGCGCAGGATCTGCGCGAACATCGGGTGGGCGATCACCACGGTGTTGGCCGGGTCGAAGTAGTTGCCCTGCTCGTACAGGCCGAGCGAGGTCGACAGGTTGTCGTACGTGATCCCGCCGGTGCCCGCGAGCGTCAGGTTCGCGTTCGCGGTGTAGCCCACGACGGTGTCGTTCTGCGTGAGCAGGTAGTACAGGCTGTCGAAGCCCCACCCGCTGGTGCCCTTCGCCGCGGTGATGCCGAGGGTGACGTTGTCGAAGAGCTTGCCGTACGAGGTGGCCGCGTCGATGGTCTTCGCCTTGACGGTGTCCGCCATCGAGTCGGTCAGGTCCTCTTCGGCGATGGTCTCCTCGGCGCCGAACTTGTCGGCGTTGAGCAGCACCGAGTCGTTGCCGTTGTCGTTGACGGCGGCGGCCGAGCCCTTGGCCCAGCGCGCCATGGTGACGCCACCGGTACGCGGGGTCCACTTCGTCTGCGAACCCATCGACACGTGATTGCCGAATGCCTCGACGGCGGACGCCTGCTGCACCGCCTGGATCACCTCGGCATTGGTCTCGACCGGAATCCAACCGGCACCCGTGAACGTGTCAGCAGCCATGACTGCACTCCATTTCTTGAGGGATAGTAGGAAAGTCACCGCGATCCCTCACGGGTGCGGCTGGTTGCCCTCGCGGGCTTCTGTGGCGGACTCAGCCGCCGTGCTGCTCGGCGATGAGGTCCCACGGCGCCTTTTCGGCAGCCGGGGTCTGCTTCCCGCCGGGAGTGAGCTTGCCGGGCTTGGGCTTCTCGCCTTCGCCCTCGGCCTTGAACAGCTCGGGGAACTCGGCCTTGACCCGCTTCACTTCAGCGTCCAGGCCGGCGATCTCGCCGTTGTCGTCGATGTCCAGTTTGGACACGTCGAGCAGCTTCGCCAAGGCGGCCACGCGGTCCGTCTTGGCGTCGGCTTCGAGCAGTGCCGCACGGGCGCTGGCCTTGACCGCGGTCGGCTTGTAGCGGGCAGCGGCAGACTCGTCAGCCTCCCGCTTCGCCTTGTCGGCGTCGGTCTCGTGCTGCTTTTTGAGCTCGCTCAGCTCGACCCGGCGCTTGGCCGACTCAGCGTTGGTGGCCGACAGCTTGGCCTGCATCGCCTCGTACTCGGCCTTCGTCGGCGGCTTCCACTCGGCCGGTGCGGGCTCCGGGGTCGGAGTCGGCGCGGGAGCGGGGACCGGCGGTGCGGTGGGGGCGGTTTCCTCTGCCATCTCGGCAACTCCTCGTTTATGCCCTCACGGGCTACCTGGTGAATGCGCCGCGCTTGACGGCGCGCTTCGCCCGCTGCTTCACCGACGCCGGCACAGGCCAGCCCGACGGAGCGCGGGAGTTCTTGGCGGCGCCGATGCGCGCCAGCAGCCGGTCTGCGGCTTGCAGCCGGACGTTCTCGGACTCGGACGGCAGCGCGTCACCGCGCAGCACCGACCGCTCAGCCTCGCGGCGGAGTGCCGCGGGCAGGTCGAACGCGGCCGAGTCGGCCGCGGCAGCAGCCGCCTTGCGAGCGGCGTCGACCGCGACCTGATCGCCGCGCGCCTGCGCTTCCTGGATCGCGTCGGCCCAGTCGTGCGTCACCGACAGGGCACCTTCAGCGTCGTGGCCACGCCACGGGCTCACCCGGCACCGACAGTTCGGGTGCCGGGGCGGGCGCAGCAGCGGGACCGGCACGAGCTTGCCGGCCGGGTTGTACGCCATCGGCTCGTACGCCTTCGCGCCGAACGTCAGCCGCCAGTTGAACGGCTGACCGACGTCGACGACGTGGCCGGACAGCGCGAGGCAGGTCACGCAAGCGTCCCGCTCGGCCGCCCACACCAGCCGCGCGCCGGTGGCCTTTGCCACCTCGGCGATGCCGGCGTTCAGCTCGTCGTTCGCGGTGGTGCGCGCCGCGCGCTCCAGGATCGCCGCGGCCTGGTGCATGGCGCTGATGCGCCGCTGCACGTCGCCCAGCGTCCCGGTGTCCTTCGCCCGCGCCAGCGTGGCCGCCTCGACGAGCTTCGCCCGTGCGTTGCGGGCGGCCGCTTCGATGGCCTGCACCGTGGCGTCACCCAGCTCCAGCGACGCGGGAACCTGCGGTACGCCGGCCTCCCGGGCACCTTGCGCCACGCCGAGCCGCCGCGCCCGGCCCGCGTAGTCGCGCAGCACCGGCACCGCGTCCACCGGGATACCGGTGATGCGCGCAGCCAGGTCGGCCATCAGCGCCGTGAAGCGCGTGCCCTCGGCCGCCGTCTTCGGCTTGCCGAACGCACGCGCCCACGAAGCCAGCAGCCACGCGAACAGCTGCTGCACCGCCGTGCGGAGCGGGCCCGCGACCGCGGTGACCGCGGCCTGCTCCAGCTCCATCGCGTCGCCGTCGTGCTGGGCGATCAGGTCACGCGGGTCCAGAGGACTGCTCATCGAGGTCCCCTATCGCCTTCGTGATCACGGCCTGCACCACGGACTGATCAAGCAGGCCGGCCGCGACCGCGGTCGAGAACGAGGCCACCGCGTCGCCGAGCTTCGCCAGCAGCTCCACCCGGACCGTGAGCCCGCCGTCGCCGTCTTCGAGCCAGCGCGCCACGTCCTCGGCCTTGTAGCTGATCTCCGTCAGCGACTGGTCCAGCGGCACACCGAGCTCCTGCTTCTGCTTGGCCTGCGCGAGCTTCGTCGTCACGTCGGTGGACTCGATCGGCGCCCACGCCAGCGACACCGGCGCGTCGTCCTCGCCGAGCAGCTTCAGCACGAAGGCGTAGAACCGGCGCCACGTCGAGTCGAACGACGTCTTGCGCGCACCGCTCTTCGCGTCCAACGGCTCGTTGGCCGTCTTCAGCGCCTCGCCGGACGGGATCTGTCCTGTCCGGTCGAACGCGTGCAGCGGCGTCGAGCTGGCCACCGCGCCCTCACGCAGGTACGCGGCGCGCCGGTCGAGGAACACCGCCGCAGACGGCGGCTCCAGCTGCTTCACGTCCTTGTAGCCAACCAGGTCCCAGAGCGACCCCGGCTCGCTGGACAGCTTGGCGGTCCGGTCGTCGCCGGTGGGACTCGTCGTGCGCCGGCCGTCCGGCGAAACCGCGAACTCGTCCTCGTCGAGGTCGTCCGGACTGGACGCCTTCACCCCGGCGTCGCGCAGCGCCACCCGCTGCGGCAGCGTGGCGAAGTCAATCCCCGCCATGTCGCCGATCTCCAGCTTGAGCAGCTTGGCCTGCGTGCCGTAGAAGGACTTGTGCTCCGGCGTGCCGTACTCGCCCGGCAGGCCGGTCCCGTGGAAGTGGTACACCGGGAAGCCGTACGGGTTGTCCTCGACCGCGTCCCGGTCCTCCGTGGCGTAAGGCACGAAGTCGCCGGCCTTGCTCGCGCGGTCGCCCTGCGAGATGTAGTGCTCGATCCGGTCGGGGTAGATCAGGTCGACGCGCACCCGCTTGCCGGCCGTCGTCTTCGTGGTCCACTTCTGGATCGCCAGCCGCGGCGTGCCCGGCTCGTCCTCGTCGTAGAGCACCCGCATTTCGCGAGGACCGAAGACGGAGATCAGCACCCGACCGGGCACCGGCTCGCCGGCGTCGTCGAACACCGGCCACGCCCACAGGTACGAGTCGCCGAGCTGGAGCGCGCGGCGCATCACGGCCGGGCGTACGAGCGCCATGCTGTTCGCCTCGTCGACCGCGGCGAGCAGCGCTGTGCGCGCGTCACTGTCGCTGGTGATCGACTCGATGCGCAGCTTGTTCGCCACCGCGTCGATCACGACATCGCCGAGCAGCGTCTGGAACGACACGCCCGAGTCACGCAGCAGACGGCGGACCCGGCGGGAGGTGAAGACCTCTTCCACTGGGCCGTCGCTGTACGCCTTCGCCTTGCAGTACCCGGAATCCGAGTACTCCATCGCGTCCAGCGCTTCGCCGAGATCGTTCATCACGCTGCCGCCTCTCGTGCGCCCGCGCGGGGCGGTGCTGTGTCGCTCTTCAGGAACACCTCGACGCCGGTGCCGACGGCGTCGACCAGGTCGTCATGCTCGGCCAGTGGGAACCGCAGCTGCTGCGCTTCGAGCTGCGGCAACCGCTTCTCGTGGAACACCCGGCCGCGCTGGTACTTCGCCAGCAGCGAGCCGGCTCGGACTTCCTTCGGCCTGCTCTGCGTCACGGTGCGCACCGGCACCGGCAGGTCATGCAAGATCGCCAGCCAGGCGTCACCACCCTGGTTCGTCTCGACGACCACGCCGGCGATATCCGGGAACTCGTCGAGGATCGCCAGCACCCGCGAGCGCAGCTTCTCCCCCGGCGGGATCTTCAGCTGCCAGGCCGCGCGGACCACCGCGGCCCGGTCCGGGCCGGGTGCCGACGCGCCGATCACGGCCAGCGCGGTGAAGTCGCTCTTGGCCTTCGTCGTCACGGCCGGGTCGATGGACAGCAGCTGGTGCGTGATCGCCACGTCGTCGCGGTAGGCGAAGTCCTCACCGGACCAGAACGCGGTGTCCGCGGCCATCGGGTCATTGCGGTACTGCGACTGGAACGAGCGCGTGTGGCGCAGGCTGTTGATCCACACCATGGACCAGCGCTCCGGCCACAGCGACCGCTCGGTGCCCTCGTCGTCGGTCTGGATCACGTCGTAGTACCGCGGGGTGAATCGCTCGTCGTCGACCCAACCCGGGTACTGCTCGCCGCGCTGCTTCGCCGCGATGTCGTCGACGATCGCGCCCGGGATCGCCACCGTGCCCGCGATCGTCACCGACGCCCGGTTGTTCATCGGCAGGATGCCGGACGTGATCGTCTTGAGCCGGTTTTCCTTCTGCGCCGGCGAGTAGTTGCCGTCGGTCCCCTCGACGTCGTCGAGCACGATGTGATCCGGCCGACGGCTGCCGATCTTCATTCCCAGCACCGACGAGTCGATGCCGCGGGCGGCGAACACGAAGCCGCTGCGCGCGACGTACATGCTCTGCGAGTCCGAGACGGACACCCCGGACGGCCGCCGCGCCGCCGCACACAGCGCGGGGAAGTCCGCGCGCAACAGCTCGTTGTGCTCGGTCTCGCGCTTGAACGAGCCAAGGTGGTCCGTCGCCTGCGTCGCCGAGTTCGCGAACGCGGCGATGAACGACCGGTGCCCGTGCGCGGCCAACCACATCGGGATGATCAGGAACCACCACGTGCTCTTGCCGCACCCGCGCGGGGCCACGATGGCGTCGCGCAGGTCGCCCGGCTCGCCGGCGCTGATCGGCCGGACGTACCGCTTCGCCAGCTCGCACCACTCAATGTGGGCTTCGCTGAACGAGAGCACGTCGCCGGTCTCCGGCGCGCGCAGATGGCTTGGCAGGTAGACGAGCGCGAACAGCAGCGGGTCCAGCTCGGTCAGCACCCGCCGGCCGCCGGCGTACTCCAGCAGCGGCAGCTCGACCGCGGACACGCGCGAGTTGAGGTCGAACATCACTCACCACCTGTAACGGCTGTGGGCGTGCGCCCGACCTACGATCACCGACCCAGCGAGGAGTGATCAATGGCGATCGAAGTCCGCACCAGCCGCACCGCCACCGATGCCCATCCGACGGCCACCGACTTTGACGTTTCCATGGCGCCCGAAGGCACGCTTCACCTCTACGACGGACCGCGTCTTCACGACAGCACAACCTGCCTCGCGGTGTACGCCGCGGGCAGCTGGTCATCCGTCAAGATCGTGAAATAGATCGCCTCCCGCGTCCCGCCCGTGCGCGAGCCCGGACCGAAGGCACTACCCGGCTCTGTCGGGCAGCTGGCCAATCACCACCGGTCCGGGCGCCCGCTCGTGTTGCCGGGCACGCCGGGCTGACCGATGCCGTGGTGGTGCCAGAACCAGGTCCGCCGTGGCACGTGCACGATCGTCGCGCCCGCCTTCACGCACTCCACGGTGAATTGGAAGTCCTCGCCGTAGCACTCGCCGTTGATCAGCGCGCCCGGTGGCGGCTCACGGAAACCGATGGCCTGTGCCAGCTCGGTCCGCACCAACGTCGTGATGGTGGTCTGGTGTGGGCGGTCCGGGTCGAACGGCTTGCCGAAGTGGCCGAGCGGGTCCACGTCCGGCCGCTCCCGCCCGAGGCCGTCCTTGACCATGAAGTAGCTGAACACGTAGTCCGCCTGGAACTTCCGCGCGGCGATGGACAGCGCGCGCAGGTGGCCGGGCATCAGCTCGTCGTCATCGTCGAGGAACGCCACCCACTCGGTGGTCACCTGCTCCAGGCCGCGCTGCCGGGTGGCCGCGGCGCCCCGGTGGTCCTCGTCGAGCTGCACCACGGTCGCGACGGGCGGCAGCTTCTGCGCCTGCACCGACGCGAAGGCGCGCTCCAGCAGCCGGGCCCGCGGCGGGATCGTCGGAATGACCACCGTGATGCCGTCCTTCATCCGCCTGCCTTTCGCGCCAAGACCACCTGTGACCACTCGACGTCGAAGTGCTGAACAACCACGAAGCCGCCCTGTTCGATCAGAGCCCGGTAGCCAGCGCGGTCCCACGCCCACGCGTGGTTCCACTCGTGCTGCTCGGGGGTCTCGCTGTGCGGTGAGCTGGCGATCAGCCAGTCGGCGTTGCGGCCCAGCACGTCGCGGACGAAGCCGTGCGGATCGGCCTGGTGCTCCAGCACTTCCGTGCAGACGACCACGTTGGACGGGGGGCCCCACGGGATGTCGTCGGTGAGCACGTTGGCTTGCCGCACGTCCACGCCGCGTACCTCGCGGGCGACACGCACCGAGTCGGTGACGATCTCGAAGCCGGTCGCGGATCGCCGCGTGTCGTCGGGCAGCAGCGACAACAGTGCGCCGTCACCGGCGCCCACATCGACGACGCTGCGCAGCTCGAACACGCAGCGCAGTTCGTCTGCCAGCTCGGCGACCGCTTGTAGCCGGGCGTTGTGCACGCCGGCCGGGTGCGTGAGGTGGTCGCAGCTCTCGCTGTCGCGCCACCACTCCGGGTCCAGCCACTCCGGCGGGGCGGCCGGATCGAACAGCCGGTGCTCAGCCACGTCCCGTCCCCTCGTACAGCGCCTTGTTCGGGCCGTTCAGGTCCCGGTGGCCGGTCGGGTGCCACAGCTCGCGCAGCGTGGCGTCAGACGGCTGTCCGGGGGCTGCTGCCGCGGTGAG